GTTGCACTTTACATCACTCACTTATACAGGTTACTTAGACATGACCACAGCCAGCACTGTCTCGACTGGGGACGACGTGAAATACAGCTCGCGAAAGAAAACCTACTTCATCGACTTGGACGGGACGTTGCTGATCAAGCCTAATGAAGGTTTTCAACGATGGGTCGATCATCCTGCGGCATGCTTTTTCGCTGTCGCAAAGGTCAACGCATTGGAGAAAGCTGGTCATAAGATCATTCTTATGACCGCACGAAAAGAAAGCCATAGGGAAGTAACTGAGAAGCAGTTGCTTAGCCTTGGCTTCTGTTGGGATCTTTTGATTATGGGCTGCACGAACGGTGAACGTGTAATCGTTAACGACGGCCCATGCTCTGCTATGAGGGTTGAGACAAATGTTGACTGGAGTAGTGTTAGCGGCTGGTGAGGCCACTCGTATGCCCAATAAGCTCATGCTGCACGCGCCAAATGGCAAGCCGCTGATTCTTAATGCGATCGAGTACACTATGCGATATAGCGCGTATGTTGTGGTCGTGACCAGGAAGGATACGATTGTCGAAACGTATTTGAAGCAGCTGCGTTATAAGCTCGATATACGCTTCCAAACGCACGCAAGTGGAGTGATCGATGCTATATCGATTGCCGAAGCTAGCGACATTCTAGTGACGTTTGGGGATTGCTACGGGTACGATTGGCTACCGCCAGTAATGTCAAACTCCGCGACCGTAAAGTCTGGTGCGATCGACGGGATGGACGGGTTTGGCACACGTAGGTGGCTGAGACGTAAGGACGAAGGCATTAAGAAGTCGTTCGTAGGCGCGTTCCGCTGCGACGCTTGGCATCCTAGCACGAATGACCTCGTGTTTGAGTTTAATGATCATAACATTAAACCGCAAGAAGTGAAGACGTTGATTCAAGATTGTGGAACGCCGAAAGGATATGAAGGCATATGGCAACGATAATTTGGCGTGATACGACAGCGGGCGGGCATACTGTTCATGGCGTTGGTGCGACCGACCCGAATTTTAAGCCGGGGTACACCAAGCCTAGCTGGAATGGCTGGATCATAGCGGGCCAGACGGAGTTCCAAGCTTTCTGGCAAGAAGATGGTAGCTACAATAGCGACGGGACGCAATCTGAGTTCGACCTTGTTCCTATGACGATGTTCGAGCTCATCGACGACTCGGGCGTAGACTACGCTTTCTTGAGCGGGTTCGGGTATTTGGAGTCTTGGAAAGGCAAGGTGCGCCCAGGGTGCCGTAATGATAATGGCACTATCACGTGGCAGCAACCTGGTGGCTGCGGCTTCTACACTGCTGACGCGTCTCACTTTAAAGAGGTTAAATAATGGCAACGATTGTGGTAAGTAAGTACGGCATGAAGTTCTACACGCGTGATTGCACGAAGAATGCCATCGGCGAGCAAGGCGAGACAGAAGGAGTACTCCGTCATCTTGTCGATGCCGGCCACCGCGTGCTCTACTTCGGTAAGCATGAAGGCGAGCTGGACGGCGTCACGTTTCTGGAGCCGCATCTAACTGATCTCGACGACATGAGTACTGCCGCGCATCAAGAGGCGCTGTGGAAGCTTGACACTGAGATGGTAGGTGATCACAAGCCGACTGTCGCATTGCAGATCAATGGCATGGCACCTACGTTCTCATGGATTGACAATCCACGTGGTGCAAGGCTGCAAAGCTTCGCTGTTCGTATGTGCGCTCCTTGGCTTAACGTTCTTCAATCGCTCAAGCTCAACCGTCTTTGCATCAACAATGATCCGCGGTCTTATCCTCGTGATCAAGAGATGTCGTATGGCTGGGACTACGTTCGGCCAAGCGTGCTGCTCGATCAATGCTCAGCACAGAAGAAGATGACAGTTGGCGGCAAGGAGTACTTGCGGGTCAGTCATTATGCGAAGGCTGAATCGTTCGGTTGGCTGCCTCATAGGCACAATCTGAAGAAACGTGATGTAGTGATCGTTGCTCATAGTCACTTCGATGACAGCTTAGGTTCAAAGGCGACATGGCCTGATCTCGAGCGATTGCTGCAAGATACGGACTGTGTAGTGTACGGCAAAGGATGGGAAGGAACTGAATGGCAGCAGCGTCACCCAGATAAGTTTCTTGGACCTGTGAAGCCGCTCGAGGTTCTTGACATCGTCAACGAAGCTAAGGCCTCGTACGTCTGCGATCACACGCCTGGCTTTAAGACCGGTAAGCCGTATGTCTTGACTTCGCAAGGCTGCGTGCCGTGTTGGTCTTATGCTCAAGTTGTGTACGCGCTTGGCAATTACGATGGTGCTATGGAGTTCGCGTATGAAGCGTTCTCGCCAGACTATTGCGTTCTGGATCAAGCGATCGAAGACCCTAACTTTGGAGGAGGTGGCTATGTCCCCAAGTGGTAAAGTATTGAAGCTTAAGAAAGGTCAACTTGCTTTCATCGGCGGCATGGCTGTTCATGCACGAGACGGCAAGATCGAACTCTACGTGTATGGCACGGGAGAGATCATCATACCGACCAATACTCGTGATCACGGTCCGTTCGACACAAGAGAATCAATCGACAAGGTGTGGAGACAAGTAAATGGAAATCCAGTGGACGAAGAAGATCTGCAAGGATCTGGAGATGTGCGGAGCCATGATATTCCCGATCGTAGCCAGCAAGATGCAACCGCCGGGCTGGCCTGATAGGATCGTAGTTCATAAGGGTTGGACTGGCTTCATTGAGTTCAAGGGTGAGAGCACTGCGGTGCGCCCTGTGCAGGTTGTGGTTATGCGCAACTTGAGAAAGCGGGGTAAGATCGTGTATCTCGCGCGTGAACCTGGGATCCTGTACGATCCGATCGACTGCAGAGTGGTAGGGTACTTTAATTGTGGATCGGAACTCCTCGAACTCATTCTGCAAGACCTGAGATAACTGATCGAGCAAGTGCATTAGTTCTAGAGATTTTACAAACCCGTTTTGGTAAATGCATTTCTGTTTGTATCATATTGATATAGATAGATAGAGATTACTTGGCTTTAGGTGAAAAAACCAATAAATATAAGACAATTAAGACTCACAAAAATTGACGGTGTTACCTGGCGGTCTGGACATGCAGTTGAGTGATCAGTTATCTCAGGTAGTGAAACTGATGTCTGGTAAGGCTGAAATGACTTATACTGTGTATATTTGGGTACTTTCATAATAGAAACGACCAACTGCTCTTGCAGTTGAGTGATCAGTTATCTCAGGAGATGACATGGAGCAACGTGAGAGAAGATTTAATCGTAGACTTGCAGTCCTGCCGCATGACAGGATATGTCCTTGCTGTAACAAGCCAATCCTTAAGAGCAGAAGTTGGGTGATCAAAGATGGATGGATCTCGTGTAGACGATGCTACTACAAAAGCTTTCGAATATGCCATTCAGAACGAGAAGAGGATACGAAGCATGCTCCTTAAGATGGCAAGAGGCGATCGCAACGTTGCAGAGGAAATGTTTAGCGACGTGGCATTAGAGAGGCTACCCAGGCTCTTTGAGCTTTATGACGAGAGCCGTCCCGTGGACAACTACATGCTCAACAACATACGCTGGTATGCCTTCAAGTATATGAATCGGCGTAAGCACCACGCTGAGCTTGAGCACACTGGCATTAGAGACAAGCACAGTCATCTCGATGCGCTTGACTTACTGAACGAACTTGACCGCTACTTGATAGAAGCTAACGTGCTGTATGGCATGACCTACACTGAGATAGCTGCTGATCTTAGCTGGCCTTCTTATCTTGTAAGCAGAGCTGTCAAGACAGCCAAGAAACGTCTTGCAGAGTGTTACGAAGAGAATCGTGATTGGGTATTCGTTAAACGTGTTATAAGGATCTTATGCAATGTATAATGACGATGATGGTGATTGGGATGGCTCTAACTTCGTGGACATCATGTTCGTACTGGGTGGAGCGGTCATGATCGTAGCTCTAACGATGGCGGCCTATTACGTATGGTAGAAGAGTATGTAATCGTTGCAGTAAAGGGCAAGTCCTCTGAGCTTCTTCGCAAGGGCGACGTGTTGACGATGGCCCAGGCCGCTGCCCATCGAGCATATAGGAAGCCAGGTCCTGAGTGGGCTGTGGTCGTAATGTCGTACTCTCGCTACTTGGAGCTCAAAGATGCCGATGGACCCATTGCCGGCGGGTAAAGGCGGTAAGCCACCTTATGATCACGAGCGTCGCTGTAAGGCGGACCGTCGTTGCGGTCTTCGTTGTGAACGCTGGGCTCTAAGGGGTAGTAACTATTGTCAGTTTCATGGTGGCCGTCGTAAAGGTCAAGGCAAGTACTGGACTCAAGCTGTGGCGCGGTTTTACAAGAGAGCATTAACTGAATCCCTCGCGGCGGTTGTCGCTGAGCATCTGGAGATGAAGCCAGACGATCAGCTTAGCCTCTTTGAGGAGTTGGCTCTCGTTCGCGAGGTCGCTAATAATCACGTAAAGATATATGCCGCCGCCGTCGAGACTGGCAAGCAAGAGACGATCATGGCTGCTGGTGAGCTCATGGCCCTCTCGATGCAGCAAGTCGCTGAGATGTGCAAGGCCGCGTCCTCAGTGAATAGCACCCAGAAAGACAAGTTCAGTGCTCACGACTTAAACTACATTATTGAGCAGATCATACGCATTAGCTTTGACTGCTTTAAAGATAACGATCTCGTTAACGTATTCGCATCCCGCATACGCAGCGAGCTTCAATTGAGCGAGAAAGACCGGGGTACGTCCATCACTCCGGATCAGGAAGTTTTAGAGATGGACAGACTTACTTTAGGAGAACCTCTACAATGAGGACGATCATCACTTCTTTGTTCCTAGCCTTGTGCTGCACCGTCGTTTACGGGGCTGACGTGACCTGTGCCAACGGCGTGTGCACCAAGGCGAAGAACACTGTGAGCGCCGCAGGCAGCGCCACGCGATCTGTCGCAAAGCGAGCGACCTATCCTGTTCGTCGACTCTTCCGAGGCCGCTAATGTTTGACTGGCTCTACTTATGCTGCAATCAATGGATGCTCGACCTCTTCCTAGAGACCTTGCCGCCTATTGATAACCTACGACACGTCGTCGTCGTCGCTAACGCCCCGGGCATTAGCACAGATGACCCTCGTTGCCGCGTGGTGCAGTATGATGGACCAGCTCATCCATACAGCCTTTACGTAAAGCTCGACCTTTGTCGTTTCACAGACATCGACTTCTTGTATAGCGACGACGATGTCATATGCCTACGTGACCCAGCCTACTTAGGTACGGCATGGTGCACGGGCAGCCACTTAGACCGGCTAGGCACGTCAGTCCGGGACTTCGGTCTGTGCAAGATGCTTAGCGATGTCTGTGAATACGACTTTACACCTGTGGATGTTGGTTGCGATGCTGGCATCTACTACATGCGTCACGAACTCAAGCCTGAGTTCGAACGCTGCGTTAAAGAGTTCTTCAGTCACGAGCTATTCGCGCTCGTCTTCGACAACCCGAGCACGAACTGGTACCGCACCATCGATCAGCGCATCATGAGCGGGTTCTTCAATCGTCACGGGTACAACTTCATCAAGTCGACGCAGGACATCAAGGTCATCTACTCAATGCAGAGTACGATCATCAAGCGTCGAGCTCCAACCTTCTACCACTACGGCTGCTCGTCCCGCAAGAAGGAGGCGTGGCAGCTACTACGAGACACCTATGTGGGCTCAGCTTAACCACCACGACATTCAGAATAAGCTGTGGCGAACTAAGAAAAGGTTCGCGCTCGTTGCAGCTGGCCGAGGAAGCGGCAAGACTGAGCTTGCACGTCGGCGTATCGTTCGCTTTCTTCCGATCAAGAAGCCTTGGTCGAACCCGATGTACTTCTATGCGTTGCCTACGTATGGGCAAGCCAAGCGCGTAGCATGGGAAGAGATCAAGAAGCTCGTACCTAAGCACTGGATCGACGGTGAACCTAAGGACGGCGAGATGGTGATCAAGACCATCTTCGGCAGTAGTCTCTATGTCGTAGGGCTTGACAAGCCACAGCGCATTGAAGGAAACCAATGGGATGGTGGCATCATAGATGAGTTCAGCGATCAAAGGCCGGGTGTCTTTGATAAGTCCGTTCGTCCAGCACTCGCTCACAAGACAGGCTGGTGCTGGATGATCGGTGTGCCTAAGCGCTTCGGCATTGGTGCTGTTGAGTTCAAAGATAAGTTCTACCGATACATCGATGAGACAGCTGACCCTGACTTTCAATCGTTCACATGGTCAAGCGAGGACATTCTTACAGCCAGCGAGCTCGAGAGCGCACGTCGTAACTTATCGCTCGAGGACTACGACGAGCAGTTCCGAGCATCGTGGGTCAGCGTACGTGGCGCTGTCTTTCACGCGTTCCAAGAGGTCTTTAATGTAGTGTCAGAAGCAACGTATAAAGCTGACATGCCTATCGTCGTAGGCCAGGACTTTAACGTCGACCCAATGTCATGGGTCCTCTGCCACGTTGCAGCTAACGGCCTCGTTGCGTTTGACGAGCTACGCATCAACAACACTAACACGCAGGCTTCGCTGGATGCACTTCATCAAAAGTACGGGCACCATAAAGCGGGATGGATCTTCATTGGTGACGCGAGCGGTCGCGCGCGCAAGACCAGCGCTACATCCACAGACTACGTCATCATCAAGAACGACTCAAGGTTCCCGAACAAGACGATGTCGTACACGAGAGCTAACCCAGCCGTAGAAGATCGCAACGCTTCAGTCAATGCTCTATTGAATAACGCGAATAACGAGCGACGCCTATTCGTTAACCCGCGCTGCAAGTGGCTCATACGCGACTTAACTTCGCTGTCATACAAACCTAACACCCGCGAGATTCAACTAGGCCCAGGACTAGGCCACATGAGCGATGCACTGGGGTATATCGTCTACAGGCTATTCCCATTGAAAACTGATCACAAAATAAAATCATCGTTGGTGACGCGTGGTTAAGCAGCTTACGTCTAACATCATCGTAAACGAGACAGACAATGTACTGTCCCAAGCGCCCGGGTCGATCAAGTACGACAAGATACGACTGATGCGCAAAGACCCGACGATCTTTCTTGCAAGGCTGATGCTGCGGTCACCTATCATCGCGTCATCATGGACGATCGAGCGAGATGATGCTGAATTGCAGGTTATCGCAGACGAGGTGTCCACCCAGCTGATGCCTTTGAGATTTCGCTTCCTTGAGTCCGCGTCCCAAGGCCTCATCGACTTTGGGTGGCAAGCTTTTGAAAAGGTGTGGTCCATAGAGAATGGTCGCTACACGCTCAAGAAGCTGAAACCTTTACTTCAAGACGTCACTGACATTCTTGTAGACATTGACACTGGCAACTACATCGGAGTGAAGAATGGCACTGACGACGACGACGTCGAGCTGAAGCCTTTCGACTCGCTCCTGTTGAACATCAACGTTGAGTGCGACTATCATTACGGTCACTCGTACATGACTAACGCTGAACGCGCGTATGACGCGTCCGTTAGAGTTTCACGCAGCGCTGACATCTACGACAAGAAGATCGCAGGCGCCCACTGGCTGATTCGTTTCCCGGATGGTGGCGAGAGTTTGCATAACGGTGTGATGACACCTAATGACGTTATCGCCAAGGGCCTGTTGGATGCGCTTGAGAGCAGCGGTTCTTTCGCCATACCGCACAGAATACTCGACACGCTCGAGCAACTGTCAGGGACACAACCGCAAGCATGGCAGGTCGAGCTCATCGAATCATCAGGGAGCGGTGCTAACTTTGAAGAGAGGCTACAGCGCTGTGATCGAGAAAAGGTTAGAGCCTTCGGTGTACCTGAACGATCCATCCTTGAGGGTCAATTCGGTACGAAAGCCGAAGCGGATTCACATGGCGACTTCGCGTTGCTTGGCATTGACCTACTGAACCAAAGCATCGTCGAGCAACTTAACACACAGCTTGTGGATCAGATTCTCGAGCTCAATTATGGACCGCAGTACAAGAGCAGAGTGTATCTTAAAGCTCAACCGCTAAGCGATTCGTCTGTGTCTTACCTACGTCAGCTGTACTCGACGATCTTATCGAACCCCGACGGGTTCATCTCAGAGTCCGCATCACTAGACATTGACGCCATTCGAGACCGATTGCAGATTCCATACGTTGAGGTGCAAGATGCCTTTGGACCGTAACACTTTAGAGTTAACTGTTGGTCGTGATAACGTTCGTAAGTGGGCTGACATGGACAATGACGGCGACGAAGCCGACATCGAGCGTCGCGTAGAGCACGCTCTCGAGTGGGCCGCGCTGCACTTCAGCTCGCTCGCGCCTGGCGCTCCTAGCAACACCGTCTCAAACGATGTCATACTGAAGTTCGCTGCAATATGGCTCTATGAATCGCGCGGCCGTGCAGAGGAAGATGCCACGCGTAGCCCTGTGGCACACTTACGAAAGTACTGTCACACGTGGGTTGACGCGTATAACAAGTCCACTATTCGTTTCACACCTCACACAGCACCGAGCATCATATGAGTTCTGACCGGCTTTACTGGTATCGTCTCAAGGTCACGCGTATCATCGACGGTGACACATTTGAGGTCGTAATCGATAAGGGTCATCGAGACTACGCTGAACGGCGTGTACGCCTATATGGCGTCGACGCCTACGAGAAGAACACGGAGCTTGGCTGGCGCGCCTATGAGATAGCTACCGACTTTCTTGTTCTCAACACGTGGTACTTTGCCAAGTCTCACCAAGACAAGATCGATTCGTTCGGCCGGTATCTTTACGAGATCTTTCTTGACGACGGGTGCACCGTGTCTCTTGGACAGATGCTTATCGATAATAACGTCGCGGTACCTAGGACGCGCTAATGCAAAACATCACCGCCCTGCAGACACGTGAACTCGCTCGCGTCGAGAACTCGATGGCGCTTGAGATACGAAAGGTGATGACGGCGTTTAAGCTCATTGCGATTCGTAGAGTTGCGCGCGGTGATTCGAGCATAATAACTCAAAAGGAAATCGATCGCCTAGTTCGAGTTATAGCTGCCGGGATGGCTGCTGCCTCGTCATTCGGGCAACGTAGAGCGCGTTTAAATGCACGCGTGGTAAAGGCTAGTATTATTGATCGGTTCGAAGACGATATGTCGTATATGCCACAATCGTTACAACTAGTGACCGACTTTACCACGTCGATAAACGCCGACATAAACCAGTTCACTAGAGACCTCATCTCAGAGAATCTTCCAGTGTCGACGATGAAGCGCAAACTATCAGAGCGCTTTGCAGCATTAGGCGTCAGCCCTACGAATGCGTATCAGCTCGAGAACATCGCCCGCACTCAGGCGCAGATTACTTATAACGCAGCTAAGTATCGAGAAGAGCAGCAGGATTACATACAGGAAATTCTCTGGGGCTATAAGTATGTAACGACCGGCGACGAACGTGTAAGGGCTGAACACGCTGTTCTTGAAGGTGTAACTTTGCCCAAAGACGATCCATTCTGGAAGCGGTATTATCCACCAAACGGGTGGTCGTGTAGGTGTCAAGTGATACCTATCTTTGAAACACGAAAGATCAAGAGACCACCTAAGAACGTTGCGCCACCTGACCCTAAGTTCGCTAACACACCTGATCGCATATGATAACAGATGCACTCTACTTGACGATGTCCGGCAGCTTAGACGTGGCTGGTTCGGGCCTCATATGGGAGAAAGAGGTCATCTATGTCGCTGAGTTTACGAAAGGGAAGCAAGAGTTCCGCGTCGATGAGAAACTCATCGACCACTGGATTAAAGAGTTCGGCATAATGTCTCAGCATGGCTTCAAAGTCAAGCTGCCAGTTGAACACACTTTTGATCCTGAGAAGAACAGGGGCCACGCCATTGCTTTTACTAAGAAGCTCGACTCTAAAGGTCGTATCGGCATGTTCGCTACTCTCGAGTTCTTAGATGCTGAAGCTGCGAAGCTTGCTCGCTCAACAGACGTAAGCATCTATTCTCCGCCTACATATCAGATGGGGAATGGGTATACTGCGAATAGACCGATAACGCATGTCGCGTTAACTGATTATCCTGTCGTACCCGGCCTCGATCCTTTTGAGACG